ACAGTTTCAACAAGAATTTGAAACTGAGTTCTTAGGTTCTACTAACACTTTGATCTCCGGATCAAAACTACAAGAGTTGGCATATGCCGAGCCAGTAGAAAAGAGAAGAATAGCCAAAGAAGAAATTTTGGATGTCTATGAGCAACCTGTCGTTGGTGATGGTGAAATTACCAAAGACCATGTGTATGCAATCTGCGTAGACGTTGCTGAGGGTAAGAATATGGACATGTCTGCTCTGTCAGTCATAGATATATCAGAAACCCCCTACAGACAGGTTGCAAGGTATTCTAGTGCATTTATATCACCTGTTCTCTTTCCCACTATTATATACAATGTAGCCAAATACTACAACAATGCCTATGTACTGATAGAGGTAAATAACACTCCACAGATTGCCGAGATTCTTCATGGTGAAATGGAGTATGAGAATGTGCTTAAAGTACAAACTGGTAATAAAAAGGCTCAACAGATTTCAGCAGGATTTGGTAGAGGTGTTCAGCTAGGATTGAAAATGAGCAGCCAAGTTAAACGAATTGGTTGTACGAACCTAAAGACACTCATAGAAACAGACAAACTCATAGTAAAAGACTTTGAGACTATTTCAGAACTCACATCATTTGTTTCCGACGGTACCACATGGAAAGCAGAAGAAGGAAAAACAGACGATGTAGTAATGACTTTGGTTATGTTTGCTTGGATGACCACTCAGAAATATTTTAAAGATGTTGTCAATCATGACTTGAGAAAACAGCTTCAGCTAGAAAAACTTAGTCAGATGGATGAAGAAACTATCCCGGGTCCTATAGTGGATAACGGATTAGATGTTCCGTTCTTGGTAGAAGATGGTGATGTATGGGTTACAGGAAATCAAGGTGAGGTTTATGCTGACTATTTCAGAGAAATAATGAGAAACTGATATATTCTAAATATAATATACAGATTTTTACACCTGCCAATTTATAATAAAATAAGGAGAAAAAAATGGCAATTCAGTTATCTCCAGGAGTAAACGTATCGGAAATTGATCAGACTACGGTTGTTCCTTCAGTCCCTACCACCGCTGGTGCGTTTGTTGGTACCTTCTCATGGGGCCCAGTAATGACACCAGTTCTGGTTAATAGTGGTGTTACACTAAGAGAGATTTTTAGCACACCAGATTCTAACTCAGCAGTCTCTTTCTTTTCGGCATCAAACTTCTTATCTTACGGAAACAACCTATCTGTTGTTAGAGCCGTTGGAGCAAACTCAGTAAATGCTACAGCAAACAATGCAGGACTTCTAATTCAAAACGAAGATGCGTATCTTAACACATATCTAAATGCTGATTCTGGAAATGCTTACGGTTCTTTTGCTTCTAGATATCCTGGAGTTATGGGAAATTCTTTAAAAGTTTCTGTATGTGCAAACACAAGTCTATTCAGCACATGGGAGTATAAAGGATTCTTCTCATCTGCACCAGGCACTTCAGATTTTGCAACATCTAAAGGTGCAACAAACGATGAAATGCACATTGTAGTCATAGATGCTAACGGAATGTTTGGACAAGCAAACACTGTTCTAGAGACATATGCATTTGTATCTAAAGCAGGAAATGCAATTAAAGCTAACGACGGATCACCAAACTACTACAAAGAAGTTCTGTTTGATAATTCTTCATATGTGTATGCTATGGATCCTCCACAGTATGCAACTACAAATGCTACCTGGGGAGATAATGCTGCAAATGGAGTAGTTTATGCCACTCTAACTAGCAACTTTACAACAACTTTGGGTGCTGGTAGAGATGAAGTACCTTTAGCTGGAAACATCACAACTGGTTGGGATTTATTTGCTAATAAAGAAGAAGTTGACGTATCGCTTCTGATTACTGGAGATGCTGGAGGAGAATCTTCAGCAGTTGCAGTTCAAAACCATGTAATTAGCCTAGCAGAGTCTCGTCGTGACTGTATCGCTTTTGTTTCTCCACTACGTTCAGATGTTGTTAATGCGGGTAGCGTTTCTACAATTACCACGAACGTTACTGGTTGGGTAAATTCTCTATCTGGATTTTCAAGCTACGCTGTAGCTGATTCTGGATGGAAATATCAGTTAGATCAGTACAATAACGTATATCGTTGGATTCCTCTAAATGCTGATATTGCTGGAACATGTGCATTTACTGATTCAGTAAGAGATCCATGGTACTCACCAGCTGGCTTCAACAGAGGTTTAATTAGAAATGCTATTAAGTTAGCATGGAATCCATCTCAAACGTATAGAGATACTTTATATTCTACTGGTGTTAATCCTGTTGTTTCTTTCCAAGGGCAAGGTATCATTCTGTTTGGAGATAAGACACTACAAGCAAAACCTTCAGCATTCGATAGAATCAATGTTCGCAGATTGTTTATCACACTAGAGAAGTCAATTTCTAGAGCAGCAAGATTCTCTTTATTTGAAATCAATGATGCGTTTACTCGTTCACAATTTATTTCGATTGTAGAACCATTTTTAAGAGATGTTCAAGGACGTGGTGGTATTACAGATTTCTTAGTAGTCTGCGATTCCACAAACAACACTCCTCAAGTAATCGATTCAAATCAATTTGTTGGCGACATTTATATTAAACCAGCACGTTCAATCAACTTCATTCAATTGAACTTTGTTGCTGTTGGTACTGGAACACAATTTACAACCATCACTGGTGGCTAATAAATAAACCAACAAATAAAATAAACAAGGAGAACTTAAATGTCGTTTAACATTTCTAGATTCAGAACAAATATGATTAATGACGGAGCCCGTCCTAATCTATTTGAAGTTGAACTTACACTTCCAGGTCAAGGACCTAGTGCTGGAGGAACTGCGGCAGGATCTTCGACTATTCCAGAATTAGCTGGAACAGGAGCAACATCTACCGCAAGATTTTTAATAAAGGCTGCTCAACTTCCAGGATCCACAGTAGGCACTGTAACTGTTCCATATTTTGGGCGTGAAGTTAAATTTGCAGGAAACAGAACTTTCCCAGATTGGACTGTAACTGTAATCAATGATGAAGATTTCAAACTCAGAAATACATTCGAAAGATGGTTAAATTATATCAATGGGCATGATAGAAATTTAAGAGGAACTGGCGGGGTACCTACATTAAATTATTTTTCTGATTTGTCAGTAAGACAATATAGCAAAGGTGGAGATATAATTAAAGGTTATAAATTCATACAGGCTTTCCCAGTAGACGTTTCACCTATCGATGTAAATTGGGGTGACAATGATGCTATTGAAGAATTTACTGTTACCTTTGCATATCAATATTGGCTATCTGATACTACAGATTTAAAAATTAGATTTGATCCATTAGGTGATCAGTCTAGTGCCCGATAATAACGCCAATAAGTTGAATTCTATTATATCGTGATGCAAGGAGAGTATTTTGGCAATTAATTTATTTGGTTTTACCATATCAAGACAGAGGGCTGAAGAAGAATCGTTAGCCCAGCAATCGTTCGCTCCACCGAGTAGTGACGATGGCGCATTGACGATTACTTCTGCGGCCTATTATGGTACATATGTTGACCTTGATGGCACTGCAAAAAATGAAGTAGAATTAATTTCTCGTTATAGAGAAATGGCTATGCAACCAGAAATCGAATCGGCCATTGATGATATTATCAACGAAGCTATCGTACAAGATGACGATGGTAGAAATGTTAAGCTCATCATGGACGATTTGAAACAGCCAGATAAAATCAAAAAAGCAATCGCCGATGAGTTTCAAACAGTTCTGAGACTGTTGAACTATAATAACATGGCGCAGGACATTTTTAGACGATATTATATTGATGGTAGATTATTCTATCATATCATTATTGATAGAGAAAATCCTGTTGCTGGTATGAAAGAACTTCGTTATGTTGATCCTAGAAAGATACGCAAGGTTCGTGAACTAAGAAAGAAAAAAGACGAAAGAACTGGCGTAGAAATTATGGCTGTAATCAATGAGTATTACATCTATAATGATAAAGCAATTACTGGTACACAATCAAATTATGGTCCAGTAGGAACAAGAATTACCAAAGATTCCATCATCAATATTAATTCTGGTCTTATGGATTCTCGTCGTGCTATTGTGTTGTCTTATCTACACAAAGCAATTAAGCCTCTCAATCAATTACGCATGATTGAAGATGCAACAGTTATCTATCGTATTTCAAGAGCACCTGAACGTAGAATTTTCTATATTGATGTAGGTAACTTACCAAAACTCAAAGCAGAACAATACCTGCGTGATATCATGATCAAGTATAAGAACAAACTTGTTTATGATGCAAACACAGGTGAAGTTCGTGATGATCGTAAGTTCTTATCGATGATGGAAGATTTCTGGTTGCCTCGTAGAGAAGGTGGTAAAGGAACTGAAATTACTACACTACCAGGTGGACAAAACTTAGGTGAACTTGAAGATGTAAAATATTTTGAGAAAAAATTATATAAATCATTAAACGTACCTATCTCAAGACTAGAATCATCTTCAGGTTTCACCATTGGTCGTTCATCTGAGATTACCAGAGATGAATTAAAGTTTGCTAAATTCATTGATAGACTGCGTAATAAGTT